GAGTTGGCCGGATCGCGCAACCCGTGGAAGGAGCAGTGACCTAAATTGGCAACCGTCGTCACGTTTCTGGATTACACGCCGCCGGAGCGGGCGGACGCGATCGCCTGGACACAGGTGGAGGTGTACGAGTCCGACGCCGTCGACGGCGACTACACCCACATCGACACCCTCAACCTCCTACCACCCGAACCCGACCCCGCCAACCCGCTCGCACGAGACTTCACCACCATTCTCGGAACCGGCGAAGACCTGTGGTACACGGTGCGGTTCGTTGACTCCAACGGCGACCATTCCGAATACTCGGATCCGGTACAGAACGTCAGCGAAGACTTCGACGCCACCCCGTACGCCGGCACCGCGGAACTCTCCCGCATCCTGAAGCTACGAGCCCCCACTAGCGACCAGCTCACGGCAATGGAACGCGTCCTGACAACCGCGGCGATGGAGATAGACGCCGAACTTGGACGGTACGCATCCTTCGGAACCCCCTACCCGTCACTGGTCGTGCAAGTCAACCTCGAGCGGGCGGTGGAACACTGGCAGCAGCAGGAGGCGGCGTTCGGGATCATGGGCCTTGGCGGCATCGAGACGGGTGTTGTCCACACCGCGCGCGATACTTGGGACAGGCACGCGCACAAGCTCGCGCCGTTGAAGGATACGTGGGGTATGGCGTGACGGTACGGCAGATCATGGACGCGCTCGGCGACCAGTTGCAAACGCACTTGGTGCCGCTGGTCCCTGACCTGCAGGTGTTCTCGCGGATGACATGGAACCCGTCGCCGCCAACCATCGACGTCTACCCTGCCCCGGAGTTTCAGGCGGGGCTGGGGTTCGGTCGTGATACCAGCGAACTGAACTTCACCGTCCGCGCACGTGTCAACACACCCGACTACGAAGGAGCGCAGGACTTGCTACTTGCGATGATGGATCCACAGGCGGACACGTCTGTGGCTGCGGCGATCACCGCGGCTGGTACCACGTCCCCCGCGAAGACATTGGGGGGCAGCGTGGAGAATGTGACGGTTGGTGGCCCGACGGATTTCGGTGTGTTCACTGATCCGTCCCCGAACGCTGGTTCGTTGATGGGCTGCACCTGGAATGTGCGGGTGTTCCCGTGATCGCCACAACACAGAACCTCGTCTGTAGTGATTGCGGCAGCTATGTGCCAAAGGGATGGAGCCACGAATGTACGCCAGAGAAGTCGGCAACTTGGGAGACGGCTAATCCGACTAACCGCGTCGATAGTCCACTACTGGTGAAGCGATGAGCCGCATCCTCTGGATCTCGAACGCTCCCTGGAGCCCATCCGGCTACGGCGGCCAAGCCAACCTCTTCGTCCCACGCCTACAAGCGCTCGGACACGACATGGCGATCGCCTGCAACCACGGACTCAACGGAGCCAAGCTCGAATGGAACGGCGGCGTCACCTGCTACCCGTCCGACTTCGACTGGGGCAACCACACCATCCGCACCTACCAAGACCACCACAAGGCCGACCTCACCATCACGTTGCACGACGCATGGGTGATGAAACCACAAGCCTGGCCGGCAGGAACCCGCTCGGCGATCTGGGCTCCGGTCGACCATTGGCCGCTACCAGCGCAGGTTGAGGTGGTGTTACGCAACCCGTCCATCTACCCGATCGCCATGAGCCGGTTCGGTGAGCAGATGATGAGCCAACGCGGGCTGCAACCGCTGTATGTGCCGCACGGGATCGACACCACCGTGTTCAATCCGCAACCGGAGAACAAGGCTGCGATCCGAGCCGAACTTGGCATCCCTGAGGACGCGTTCCTTGTCGGGATGGTAGCCGCGAACCAGGGCAACCCGTCGGTCAGCCGGAAGGGGTTTCCGCAGGCGCTGCAGGCGTTCTCGAGGTTCGCGCATGACCACAAGGACGCGTGGATGTATATGCACACGACGTCGCGGCCGACCCGTGGCGACAACGGCATCAACCTCGAGATCCTGTCTGTCGCCACCGGCTGCCCGGCGGACCGGCTGCGGTTCCCACCCGAGAACGCGTTGCAGCTAGGCATGACGCAGGATGTGGTCGCGAACATCTACGCGGCGTTCGATGTGCTGTTGAACCCGGCGATGGGTGAGGGGTTCGGGATCCCGATCATCGAGGCGCAGGCGTGTGGTGTGCCGGTGATCGCCTCCGATCATTCGGCGATGACGGAGTTGACGCACGCGGGGACGCTTGTCTCCGGCGACCCTTACTGGGATGCTTTGCAAATGGCGTGGTTCATTAGCCCGGCGGTGGATTCGATCCATGCCGCTCTTGAGAACGAGTACGAGCGCCGCGACGATCAGAAGTTGCGGGCGGCGGCGGTGGCGTTCGCCGGGCAGTACGACGCCGACCTGGTGACCGTGAACCATTGGGAGCCGGCGCTCGAGCGGTTGTTGGGGGAGTGGCCGTCTGGACGGGTGATCGCTCCGTTGGCGTTGAACGGGAACCGGGCCGCTCGGCGGGCGCGTGCGAAGGTGAAGGCGTGAGGACATCGTGGCCACCCATCGTCGTCGCAGTCGTGTTGTCGATTCTTCTCAACGTGACAGTCGGACTATCCCTGTTGGGTGCGATTGGTCTGGGGGCGTTGCTTGGGTGGGCGTGGGCGATTCGGCAGGTGAAGGCGTGATGCGCGTCGCCGTCCTCACGCTCACGCGTGACCGGCTGCCATACACCCAGCACTGCTTCGCCACCCTGCAAGCCAACGCCGGCTGCCACTACACCCACTACCTACTCGACCAAGGCTCCACCGACGGAACCGCCGAATGGATCCGCGACCACCCCGAATACCCATCCATTCTGTTGTACGAGAACATCGGCATCAACCGCGGCATCAACCTACTGCTAGACACCATCCCGCTCGAGGACTACGACGTGATCGTCAAGTTCGACAACGACTGCGAGCTTCTTACACCAGACACGCTCGCGACCGTGTGCGGGCTCGCGCTCGAGCGGGACATGATCCTGTCGCCTCGCATCCACGGACTCAGGAACCCGGTGCCGACGATGGGCCACTTCCAGGGCGTCGACATCACGTACATCGTCGGCGGCATCTTCATGGCCGTCCCCGCGGACGTGTTCAGGGACGGCTATCGCCACAACCCTGACGTGGGCTTGTGGGGATCCGACGATTCTGATCTGTGCCGCTGGTTCCAGGGTCAGGGAGGTTCGGTCGGCTATGTGTGCGGCTACGACGCGAACCACTATTTGACGACGGACGGGCAGCATGCCGACATCCCTGACTACTTCGCGCGCACCCTGCGCGAGGGGAAGCCGAGCATCCTATGAGCGCGAGCCTGTACGGGCCGACGTTCTTCGAAGGACGCAGCCCGCTCGTGGAACAGTCCGCCGCGGTTGTGGTGCCCGTCCTCACGCACCTACTCGAACCGTGGACAGTGCTGGATGTCGGCTGCGGACAAGGAGAATGGACAGCCGCGTTTGAGCGCGAGCTGCGTGGACCGGAGACGTATACGCCCGGCGATGTGTACGGCGTTGACATCGCCGCACCCCTCGGACGCTGGTTCCGTGGGTGGGATCTAACACGACCCTTGCATTTGGAGCGGTTCTTCGACCTAGTGCTATGCGTCGAAGTCGGGGAGCACCTGCCCGAAGCATCTGCGGACACGCTTGTAGACACGATCGTTCGTCACGCAGGCGACATCGTCTTCGGCGCAGCAGTCCCCGGACAAGAAGGCGTCGGCCACATCAACTGCCAACCACACGAATACTGGCACGCCAAGTTCGCGGAGCGCGGCTACGAGATGCGCGACGCCATCCGACCGCTGATCGCCAACGACCACCGCGTCAGCCCCTGGTACCGCAACAACATGTTCCTGTACCTGGAGCCATCGTGATCGTCGACTTCGATGACTTCTGCGAGGACGACCACCGCCTGGACCTACTCGAAACACTCCACGAGGCGAACCCCGCGTTCCGGTGCACCCTGTTCTCCATCCCCGCCCGCGGTTCAACGGAGTTCTGGGATGCGGTGCCGGAGTGGTGCGAACTTGCGGCACACGGCTGGGAACACCCCGATCCTTACGAGGCGGCGGCGTGGACTTACGACCATGCTATGGACTCACTGATGTGTACCCCTGCCCGGTTCGTCAGCGGATTCAAAGCACCAGGCTGGCAGATCAGCCAAGGCACCTATCAGGCGATCGTCGAAGCGGAATGGTGGGTGGCCGACCACTGGGACAACGACGACCGCCGACCCGACGGGATCCGCGCCCACGTCATCGCACCCCCCGCC